ATCCAAAAACAACAAACGCTGATTGAGGGGTCCTTTGGGGACTAAACGTGTAGTTAGTGAAGCAGACAAAGCCCGTTTTTGGCAGGCCCGCGCATCCGGCATGACATTGACTGAAGCGGCACGTATCGCAGGGATACATGTTAACACTGCATCCAAATGGGAGATACGCAAAAAGAGTGCTATGGCAGAACTAGCTGTAGCCCGCGCCGAAGAATCGGCATCGAAACGCAAAGATGGTGGTGTACAAGCCCGTGCCATGCGGATACTAGATGTCGCTTCCGAACTGCCTCCAGCAATACCTAAAGACAGGTTGTGTCCTGAAGCCCAGCGTGGTTTACAGGATTTTGATTTCTTCAGGTCATACTATTTGGGGCGTGTACCTTCCCCATGGCAAGTTGAGGCTGCATACAAGATTGTGCAGTATTTAGAGTCGGAAGAAAAAGAGTTTTTAGTACTAAACGTTGCGCCTGGTGCAGGCAAATCAACTTTGTTTCACGATGTTGCGGTGTGGTGTATCGTCCGGAACCGTGCCATCCGTGTCCTATATGGGAGTATTTCGCAGAACTTGGCGAAGATGTATTCGAGGCGTATCCGTGACACCCTTGAACGGCCCACCGCACTAGAGCCTGACCCTGAACTGGTGAAGAAAGGGTTAGCGGTCAACGCTAAAGGCTGCTTGAGTATTGACTATGGGCGGTTTAAACCTGCTTCACAAACAGCTTTGTGGCGAGCCGACGAGTTCATTGTTGAGCAAGAGATAACAGGTAACACTGACAACAAGGAACCGACTGTTCGTGCTTATGGTATTGACGCAGAGTTCATTGGTCACCGTGCAGATTTGTGTCTTTTCGATGACGTTGCTTCCCCTGAGAACGCCCGTGAATCTACTGCCCGTGACAAACTGTTGGAACGATGGGATTCAATGGCTGAAGCGCGTGTAGACCCAGGCGGTTTGTTGGCTGTTATTGGACAGAAGTTGGGACCAGGCGATTTGTATGCGCATTGTCTATCCAAAGTTTCGTATGATGATGACGATTATGAGTATGACGGGTCGAACGTTGAGAACCTTGAAGATGTTGGTGATGAACCACAGAAATCATCTAAATATCATCACATTATTTATAAGGCTTACTATCCGGAACTGGATACTGGTAAAGAATCTAGGTCTAACAAGGCTTTGCCGTACCCTGACGGGCCTTTATTGGACCCTGTGCGGTTGTCGTGGAAAGATTTGTCGTACATCAGATACTCTAACCCGACCACTTTCAAGGTTGTTTACCAACAGGAGGACGCTGGGGATGAGGCATACCTTGTTTCCCGTACCATGTTGACGGGCGGTATGGGTGTTGACGGGGTGTTGTATCAGGGTTGTATAGATAATGACCGTATGCCAGGGCATATCCCTTACGGTTTGGCTCCACCAATAGTTTCTATCGTAGCGGTAGACCCTTCACCGACACAGTTTTGGGCTTTAACATGGATTTTGTATCAGCCTGAAACGAACCTTTACCATGTTGTTGATGTTGAACGGGTCAAACTAACCGCTGAGGACTTGTTGGGGTACAACACTATGACTGGTGAGTATTCGGGGATGATGGAGGAGTGGCAGAACCGCTCTATGGCGTTGGGTTACCCTATTTCGCATTGGGTTGTGGAGATTAACGCTGCTCAAAGGTTCTTGTTGGCGCACGATTTTGTTCGCAAATGGCAGTCACGACAGATGGTGAATATTGTTCCGCACACGACTAGCCGAAACAAGCTTGACGAGAACCTGGGTGTGGAGGCTTTGTTGCCGGCAATCATCCGTACGGGGGCTTTGCGGTTTCCGTCGATGCGTGGCAACTGGAAAACGATGGCTGCGGTGGATGAGTTGTGTAAGTGGACTCGTGACAAGAAGAACGGCACAGACATTGTGATGAGTTTGTGGATGGCCGTGTTGAATCTGCCGAACCTAACTAAAGCGAAGGCTCCTCCCCGCCAGTGGCGACCTTCTTGGATGTTGGACAGATAGTTATGTTATTGTTATGTCACCTAATCTTTGAGGAGTATAATGGCTGCCGCTAAAAAGAAATCTTCTACACCAGCACCTAAACCCACTACTGGTGCTTCACTACCACGAAAAGTAAGTGTAGGTAGCGACCTAGACTATGTGATGGCAAAAAAGTATCCTGGGTCAAAACGTGCCGACATGAAACTAGGCAAAAAAGCGTTCATTGCTTCTTTCCAAGATGTTGTTAGTGAAGGCGAAATCAAAATGCCTAACGGCAAGTATGTCTCTGGAACCTCTGCAAATGCTCAAGCAGCTGCTCGTCGTGTTGCTACTCTCCGCTGGGAAGGTTCAAAGGATTACTATGCTTCGAACAAAATTCCTACAAACAAGCGTGGCCCAAAAATTAACCCCTATAAAGCATTTAAAAAGTAAAGGAAAAAAATATGTCAATGAGTCCAGATGAACTAAACAATTTTGTTAGAGGTTTGAGCAACAGTGCTAGTGGTCCTATGCCTAAAAAGAGAAGTGCTGCTGCTATCCAACGCGCTAAAGCAAAAAGTCTTAAAGGTGCTGCTGCTATTGCGCTTGGTAAGCCTATGGGCAAAAAAGGTAAAGACTCTAAAGGCAACAATGCCGGTAGTAAAGGTTCTGGTTCTAAAGGTTCTGGTTCTAAAGGTTCTGGTTCATCTTCCAGTTCATCAAAGTCTAAGCCTGTGATGAATACGGGTTCTCCTTACGCAACCACTGCTGTTTCGAAAGCTAAATCAATTTCTGACGCAAAGAACGCTAGTCTTATTGGAGCTGCTCGTGCTGCTTTGGGAAGTCCAAGCACTAGACAGTACAGTTTGAAAAAATATGAAAGAGCCTATGAACAAGCCGCTGGTATGGCTTTAGGTAACCCACTAACGAAACAACCTAAAACAGCACCAAAAAAGAAGTAAATGATTACACCAGAACAGATAGTTGAACTATACAAAGAGCGTCTAGACGCACAAGGACCCGTTCTTCAACAGATGCGTGACGTACGCAGGTTGGCTAACGGCGACATTGTTGTGCCGTTAAACGAACTAGATAAGAACACTAAATCTTCTGTAGCAAACCTTCTCGTGCAAGGTTTAGACCAAATGAGTATGCGCATAGCTTCCACTATGCCGACACCGTATTTTCCTGCGTTGCGTGAAGGCAACGACAGGTCTATGAAACTTTCTCGTGACCGCAACCGTGCGATGACAGCTATTTGGGATGCGAACCGCATGAACCAAAAGATGCGTCGACGTGCCAGGCATCTTCTCGCATATTCGTCTAGCCCCGTTTTCATTAAACCAAACTTTGATAAACGTCTACCCGAATGGCATTTGCGCAACCCGTTAGACACTTTCGCTGCACCATCCGCAGACCCCGACAACCCTGTACCCGATAACTGCATTTTCACGTACAACCGCACGTACCGCTGGTTAACACAAAACTATGGTTACGCTATCGACGGTATCTTGAATGTTGGTAACCCGTCTTGGGACGACATGTTTACTATCCTCGAATATGTTTGCGACAACGAGATAGTTACTTGTGTTCTTGGTACAGAGAAAGCCCGTGATACACAAACCGGTCAGAGTTATAGTGGTGCGCGTGTAGTGGAACTAACTCGTATGGTGAACCGTACAGGTATGCCATTGGTGGTGATGCCTTCCCGTGTCACGTTAGACAAACCCCGTGGACAGTTCGATGGTCTGCTCGGCATGTATTACACCCGCGCACGTTTGCAAGCACTCACCGAAATTGCTATTGAGCGAGGCATTTTTCCTGACGAATATTTGGTGTCACGCCCAGGTGAGAACCCTGAAATCTTGCAGGTTGCCGACGGCAAAACAGGACAGTTAGGTGTCGTTAAAGGTGGCGACATCCAGCAGTTGCAAACCAACCCTGGCTACAAAACCGATGTTGCATTAGACCGTATTGAACGTCAAGAACGTTTAGAGGGTGCTATCCCTGCCGAGTTTGGTGGGGAGTCGGGAACAAATATTCGGACAGGCCGCCGTGGCGAATCCGTGTTGTCTGCCACAGTTGACTTCCGTGTGCAAGAAGCACAAGACACTTTTGCTTCATGTCTTGTTGAGGAAGATAAGATTGCGATAGCGATAGAAAAAACGTATTACGGGAACAGCCCTAAATCTTTCTATATCCCTGGACGCAAAGGTGGGATAGTTGACTACACACCGAACAAGTTGTGGGAAACAGATTTCCATTATGTTGCCTATTCTGCTTCTGGTAGCGACGTTAACAGTCTTATCGTTGGTTTAGGTCAACGTTTGGGTACAGGTTTGATGTCTAAAGAAACTGCCCGTGAATCCGACCCGCTGATTGTTGACCCTGAGTTGGAGAAGGACCGTATTGTTGCGGAAGGTATCGAGGCTGCGTTGTTGCAATCTATCCAGTCGCAAGCTGCTGACCCTAACGGCCCTTACCAACCTGACGATTTGGCGTATATCGCTATGCAAGTGCAGTCAAACAAGATGAGTTTGGCTGAGGCTATTCAGGCTGCACAGAAACGTGCGCAGGCTCGACAAGCTGCTGAAGCACCACAGGGTTCTCCTGAAACTATGCCTGGTTTAGCGATGCCTGGTATGGGCGCTGAACAACCTGCCGCACCTTCAGGCCCACCTAACCCACAGGCTTTGTTGCAAGCGTTGAAAGCTGGCGGTGGTGCGGGTGCTGCTGCTCCTCCTGGTACTGCTAGTTCCGTTTTAAGTCTTGCATCAAGGTTGAACTAAATGGCTAAACAATATTCGAACAGAACAGATTTGCGGAACCCTGCCAAAAAGATGGCTGTTAGTGCTGCTAAAGGTCAGACGTATGGTGAGGCTGGTAAACAGTTAGCTGCGCAACGTGCTGTACCGATGGCTGCCCCTGCTATGGCTCCTGCCCCTCCGCAACGCAATGCGGTTGCACCAGGTTCTATGGGTGCTTTCAACCGCGACACTACTGCCCCTGATGAGCCTGTTACTGCCGGTGCAAATGTCGGTCCTGGACCTAACGCTTTTCAAGCAGGGATTATGGCTCCGGCAATGATGGGCAACCCCGTTTTACAAGAACTTATCGTGTTAAACCAGTTGTTCCCTAACGACGATTTAAAAAACCTAATATCAATTTTAACAGACAGGGTTTAACATGGCCCCAAAAATTAGTGTTGAAGAAGAACAGTTAATTCTTCAAGGCATCCAAAGGGAAGCAGACAATTTAAACAAGATTTTGTTGACTGCACAAAAATCTACTGCTGACCGTATTGGGCAGTTGCACCGCCAGTATCCAATGTTGCCTGGTGGGATTGTGTTGGGTTTAGCAAAAAACAATACGCCTGATGCTGTTATCCAGCAGATTGCTAAAGAAACTGCTTTAGCTGCTAACGAGAACCCTGAAAAAATGAACGGGAAAAGCGACGGGAACTGGTTAAGCGATGCTTTTAAACAAGTTACCCGTGTAGGTTTTGCTGCGGCTAATTCGACTAACGAAATAGTACAAAACCTTGCTTCATTGCCAAGAACGTTTGTTGAAAAAACTTTTAACCTAGCGGGAGATATATCTCAAGAAGGTTCTTATAGTGTTGAACCAGCAAAATTAAAAGCTGCTTCTGCCCCCAATATTAGTTTGGGTGGTGGTGGTGAAGGTTCATTTTTGGGTTCAACAACACTCGCCACCCTTATAGATAATTGGGATAAACAAGGTACAGGATATTTTGTCAGTCCTGAAATCACTGGTGAACAAGCGAAACGCGCCAGGGCTTTTAGAGGCGTAACAGACGGTGGACATGCTCATACTATTGGTCGCGGCTTGGCTGGTGTTGCTTTAAAAGAGGACAGCAAAGCATACAATTTTCTTTCTGGCGCAATAGATGCTTACGTAGCATTAAAAGTACCTGTACTGCCAGGTTTAAAAGCTGCCGGTTTTAAAATAAGCGAACTAGCCGAAGCTTCTGATGCTGGCGCAGTTGTCACTAAACTTGGTGCTGTAGCAGACACCTTGCAGGGTCGTGGCGTAAAAATCAAAATATCTGATTTGACTGGTGACGAGTTACGTGACGCATACCGTTTAGCAGGTATCTCAGGTGGAATAGTGGACCCTGCTGAAGCCAACAAGTTTCTTGGAACACGCGGCGGTAGACGACTTGTCCAAAGGTTGCTTGAAGCAAACACCGCCGATGATGTACGTAATATTGTTGGCAAAAACGTTTACATAGATACTGTGAAGGCGTTGCGTGACGCTAAAACAGAAATAGAAATGCAAGCAGTTTTGGCTGACATTTTAGGTTTGCCAGGTAAAGGTTTAACTTCTACTGTCGGCGTTAAAGGCACTAAAACAATTATGTTGTCTAATGCTCGACGCACAGAGTTGCTTCGGTTAGCAGACAACCTTCCTGGTGGTAAAAAAATTGCACGTGGGCTTGCTGGCCGTGCAGGTGCTATTGGTGACATTTCTTCAGAATCACCATCTGATGTTCGGCGTGTAATCAACGATATAGATAACTGGTCTAAAAATGTTTTGATGCCAGAAGAATCTTATGATGTAATAAAAACTTTAGATAACGGCGACCAAGTTGTAACAACTTTGCCTGGTCGTCGAGAACTGTTAGACAGGGCAGTTAACGCTTTAGTAGGAGATTCTGCTACCCCTACAGCCCGTCGTGAATTTAAAGAACTATGGGAACAAGTAGTCCCTGCTTCACTCGCCCAAAATGGTGTTAACGACAATGTTATTAAAGCTGTTTTTCAATCTTTTTATGAAAAGTTCCCCAGGAACTCTGAATGGGCTAAAGGCGTTGACGGCACACCGGACGATATGGGATTCTACAACGGTGCAGTTGTGGGTGGAGAAAAAGTAACCGATGGAGCTTTCGGTGGGCCGATGCTTCAGTCTGAACTAGCGAACGTAATCATCACGATGCCCGACGCTAAAGAGGTTGCTGCTTTAACTAACAATTTAAACTTTTTGTGGCGTAAAGGTAGCGGTGAATTTTTTGGTTTACGTGACCCCAACTTGGAAAGATTGGCGCGAGCAGGAGAACTCCGTTTACCAGCAGCGGCAGTATCTAATTTCCAGGACAAAATTTGGCGACCATTAATTTTGTTTACAGGCGGTTATGTTGTCCGCAACCTTCAAGAAGCGCAAATGCGTCTTGCTTTAACAAACGAAAACATTAGCGGTGCTTTCCGTCACCCTTTAGATTGGCTTGGCTGGGCTACCCATAAAAAAGGTGGGTATGATGTTCTTGGTCAGAGTTGGGAAAAAGGTCTTGACGAAACCACAGAGTCATTGGCTGATTATCGTGCAGCGATGCAAATGGAACGTTACGGCGAATTTGGTGACCCTTCTATAGTTATTCGTCGCGGCGTAAGAACGGGAGACTTTAGTGTTATAGACCGCACGATAGTTGCTCCGGATGCCCAGGCACGGCAAGCAGCTGGAATGGCTTTGAGTAGCACAGAAAAAAATCAACGAAAGTTAATAGTTTTAGCTCACGGCGATGAGATTGGTTACCTAAACGCTGACCCTGTTTCAAGAATGTTTGCTCAATTAGGGGATTCTCCCGCAACGCAAGATTCTATAATTGACTTTCTTCGCAATACTGAAGAAGGCAAAAGATGGTTTAAAGAAGCCCAGGACTACCATATCAAGGGTCGACCAGTTTACGACAGGGCTACAGGGAGATACCTTGCCCCGCAGTCCGTAGATTTGCGTGACGAACAAAACCTTAGACTTTACTTGCGTGAAATAGCTAACCGCGTAGAACTACAAACCGGTGGAGATGCACGTTTGCTGACTGTTGTTGCTGAAGGAAAACTTCCCCCAACAAGACTTGCTAGTGCGTCCAATATGGGTATTGGTGTGGATGATGTTGGCAGAGAAGTCCGTCTAGGTGCTGGTCGTAAAAGCAGTCGTGTAGACCGCGCACGTGTAGTTTCCTATGACCCTATTACCGATGAAGCTGTAGTCCAATATTTTGCTTTCAACCTTGGCGAGAATACGCAACAGTTACGTAAATTCCTTGAATTAGATGACGTTTTTGACAACCCTAATTTCCCTAGATTTATACGTAGAGAAGGTCGCATTGAGGGCAAAGTAAAAAAGAACACGGTTGAACAATGGGACGAAGGCGTAAACAGGGCTTTTGGTTTCTTATACGGCAAACCTTCAAAATACCTTGACCGTTCACCGTTATACCGGCAGTTCTATTACACGATGGCTATAGACGAACTGTTGACATCTTTAGATAATGCTAGCGCTTTAAGACTTTACGACAACATTGTTTTGGCTGCGCAAAAAACTGGTACTACACCCGAAAAGTTTTTGGGTGACGCTAAACGTTGGAAAAAAATAGTTGACGTTAAAAATGGTAAAACTGTTGTTAAAGGTAGGTTGACTTTAGAAGAAGTTGATGCTTTCGCAAAAGGCCACGCTTTAGACAAAATAAAAACAGTACTGTACGACACAAGTACTTCAAGCAACTATCTTGATTCTGCTCGTATAGTTTTCCCGTTCGCACGTGCTTGGGCAGAGTTCTATAAGAGCGTTGGAAGAATGTACACAGTACCTACTGCGAGCGGTATGCGTTTGCCGAACATGGGGGCTATACGTAAAACCCAGTTGCTTGTTGAAGGCGGCCGTGAAGCTGACCCTGATGGGGATGGTCGAGGATACTTTTATACTGACCCTGAAACACAAGAATGGTCTTTTACATACCCTGGTAGCGGTTTAGTCGGCAAAGCTTTGAGTGGTTTAAATGTAGGTTTATCTGGTCCTGTAGCTGGCGCATTGCAAGGTATTGATTTAAGCCAAAAATCATTTTTTGGTATGAAACTTCAACCAGGTTTAGGGCCTTGGGCGACAATGGCTGCTTCGGCGGTCCTGCCGGACAAAGGTATTTTTGATGATATATCTAAATTCTTGTTGCCGTGGGGTCAGACAGAATTGTCAACAGAAACAGGTGGTGTTGGTGGGGCTGTTGGTAAAGCTCTTTTGCCTGCATGGGCGAACAAAGCATTTTCGCCATTTATTGACAACCCTGAAACTTTAACAGTTTATGGGAATAATGTTTTCCAAACATTGCAAGTGTTGTTGCAGTCGGGGAAATATGACATTAATGACATGAAACAAATGGCTGATGTGTGGGAAGAATCGAGAAGCAAAGCCGTACCGCTTACTTGGATGCAGGCTTTGGGACAATGGTTGGGACCTTCACGACCAAACTTAGAGTTTAAAACAAAATCTTTGCAAGGTGACGTTTTCATTAACCAGGCTGCTGCCGACCTGCGCATGTGGCAAAAAGAAGATTACGACACCGCAACCATGAAATTCTTTGACATGTACGGCGAAACGTTCTTCCCTTATCTTGCCCGTAAAACAACTACAGTAGGTTTTGAAGCATTAGGCGTATCACCTGAGTTCGGTAAATGGGAACGTGAAAATAGCAGTTTCCTTGAACAGCACCCTTCTTCCGCAGGGTATTTCGCACCGACCAGTAATACTTTTGACTGGCTGGTTTATACTCGCCAGATAGCTTCAGGTAAACGTCGTCGGCAAACCAACAAAGAAGCTTTTGACGAGGCGCAATATTTTTCTGCTAACGCCCAATATCGGTACAAGCAAAAGCAACTTGAGCAGGAATACAAAACTAAAGATTTGCCTGCTGAAGCAAAAAACATTTTGAAGCAAGTAAAAGCAGATTTAGAAAAACAGTATCCTGGCTATAAATCGAAACGTTTTGTTATAGAAGATTTTGATAGCAGAATTATTGAATTAACTAGCGCTGCTTTTGACCCTAAAATGGACGATAACCGTGTTGCCCAGGCGACACGTATTTATCTTGAGTTGCGAAACGAACGTGTTGTTGAGGCTGCTAGTCGTGGCAAAGCAGGTTTGGGTGCTAAAAGTAACAGCGATTTGGCTGGTGAGTTGCGTCAAGTAGCAGAAAATATTATTGTTGATTACCCTGAATTTGAAGTTTTGTATGAACGAGTATTATCACGGGAGATTGATTAATGGCTGAAACACCTAAACCAACAACAACTACTACTGTTGCCCCTACCAAGGGTTCTACTTCGAGTAAGTACGATGTCGTTAAGTCCGATGGGACTGTTGACACTAGTACTATAGATACTGGTTTGCCCCCTGGTGTCAAAGGTGGAATCTATGACCTTGATACTGCTCCGCGGTATCTTTTGAACAAAATGAAACCGAATACACGTTACGACATATTAAAAACACTTTTTGAACGTGGACAATATGGCGGCTCAAAAATGGGTAACGGTATTGAAGGTGTTGACGTTTCTGCTTTCACTGCGTTTCTTTCTTTTGCGAACTCTTTGAACATGACTTATGAACGCGCACTCACGGTATATAAAAGCCAGTTCCCACCAAAAGCTTCTACTATTGCCGGTTCTGGGACGCGCCAACCTAAACAAGTTTCTAGCCCTGATGACCTTAAAGCCGTGTTTAAGAAGGCTTCAATGGATTTGTTGGGTCGAACCGTTGATGACAATGTTGCTAACCAGTTTGTGCAATCATTCCAAAATCAGCAGATTGCTACCCAAACAAAGATGGATACACAATCAGGTGGTGTTGTCACCCAAACACCCGATGCTGGTGTGTCTGCTGAGAAGATGATTGAGAGCCAATTTGGTGAAGAAGTGCGTGTGCAGAACGCAGCTAATTTTGGGAATATTATGGACCAAATGATTAAAGGATTAGCACGATGAGTGATACCGGACCTGCTTTAGACCCGCGTGAACAGATGCTTGTTGGGCAAGCAAACAAAGTTGTTGCTGCCAAAAACGCTGCGGCTGCTGCGGCTGATGCTGAAAAGAAGCGTGTTGCTGAGGAAGCCAAAAAGAAACGTCAGGAAGCCAGGAGAACGGCCAAAGAAAAAGAAGCGGCAGTTAACGCTAGTTGGGAACAAACCTTTATCGACCAGTACCCGCAATACGGGTGGATGCTCACCGACCTTGACCGCACCAAATATGCTGACGTTTTTAACCTGTTTCAAAGGTCCGTCAACCCCAAAACAAGACCAACCGATGAACGTTTCAAAATGGAGTTCGGTGCATCATCATGGTATCGAGAAGTCCAGTCATCCAACAAGGCTTTCGAAATCAAAACCGCTATTGGAACATTGGATTGGGATGCGTCGTCCTACGGCAAATTATTGTCTAGCGCAGTCAACATGGGATGGACAGGCGACCAACTCAAACAAGAATCCTACAAACAGTTGTTTGCCAAAAAGGATGACGGTACGTACATCAACCCTGTGGCGGTTGACCAGGTTAAAACCACTTCCCCATATTTGACTGCCATGAAAACTGCTAAAGCATTTTTTAGTGTCCCCCCGCAGGAACGCATGGAAAAAGTGTTGTCCGGCGAGATAACTAACGAAGATTTTGTGGGTGGGTTACGTGCCGCCGCCAAACTCAAATACGCCCATTTGGCTCCGGCTATCGATTCGGGACAGACGTTAGAAGATTTGACAGGTGACTACCGTACTGTCGCTTCCAAACTGTTGGAGCGTCCTGAGACAGACATTGACATGTCTAACGCCGACTATGAGGTTGCTTTGTCGTATCAGGATGGGTCTACTAAACGGATGATGACTACAGGTGAGTGGCAACGCATGTTGAAAAGCGACAAAAAGTATGGTTGGGAAAAAACTAAACAGGCTGTTGATTTGGGTCGTGAAATTGGTTTGAACATTGTTAAAAGTTTCCAGAGAGGTTTCTAATGGCCGAGACATTGACTAGCACTATCAAAAGCGTTTTGGATAGTTTCAAACTTGGCGACACCGATTTCCTAAAAGAAGTTGTTGACGCAATAACCAATGAAAGGGTTGACCAAAACAGCAGCACCTTTTTGGATGACATCGGCATTTTGTTGTCCGACTCGCCGTATCTTAAAACCAGGTTTAGTGCTAACGAGACACGCAAAAAGAACAATCTGCCACCTTTGCCTTTAACCCAAATCCTTGAATTGGAGAACAGCTACACGACCGCATTACAGGCTGCTGGTATGCCAGCGGGTTTCTATGATGACCCTGCCACCGACTTCCAAGGGTTTATTGCCCGCAACACTTCACCTGCCGAAATCAAACGTCGAGTAGACGAAGGCTACACGGCTGTCAAAAACGCTGACCCTGAAGTCATTAAACAGTTCAAAGAACTGTACGGGATAACCGAGGGTGAGTTGGCTGCATACTTTTTGGACCCGACCCGTCAAGAGGCTTCGATAACTAAAAGCATGGAGTCTGCGCGGATTGCTGCGGAAGGTCGTCTTGCTGCTGGTATCCAGTTGGGTGTCGGCCAGGCTGAAGAACTACAACAAGCAGGTGTGACATCTGCCACAGCCCGTAAAGGTTTTGCTGATATTGCTGCGCAACAAGAAGTGTTCAACCCGCTACAAGGCGAAGAAGCCATCAGCCAGGCTGAACAGATTGGTGGCACATTCGGAACCAACACGGCAGCTGCACAACGCATCGCTAAACGTCGTCGCCAACGCACCGCAGAATTCGAGACAGGTGGCGGGTTTGCTCGTACCAACCAGTTCGCTACAGAAGGTTTACGTACCGTCGGCCAATAGTTTCTAGGTGCTTGCAAAAGTTTGCAGACACATATTATAGTTACTGACGTAAGCCGAGTGCTGAAACCTGTCGGGAACCCCCCATTACCGACAGCGTACATAAGGGGTGTAAAACAACAAGAAGCCGCCATACTCCTCCGGTGTGGTGCGGT